TCCGTGCATTATTTTACTTTTTTAATTTCCGATGTCCAAGAGGTATAACACACTCCGAGCCTTTGTGATGTTTCCGGAAACTCTTCTATCATTGAATCGTTACTCATACATCTTTCTATAAACTCAGGGCGTTTCTCCTTCAGGTTGGGAACGGGTATCGGCATTGTCGTTAGTATTAGGGTTAGAAAAAATAGGCTCGTCCCAGTATAGGAAGAGCCAATCACTGTTATAATTTACAGATTCTTTCTTACTCATTGACTAACTTTCTGTAAGATAGTTCAGCAATAAAAGCTGTATAAATAGCGTATAATGGATTAACTCCTAAGTAAGCATACAAGAGTAGGCTACACCAAAAAGAGAAGCACAGAACGCAGTTAAATGGCTTAAAAGGCAACAATCTTTCCATTACCCATCCATACGGTTCAAAAATAAATAGAAACGCAAACATCAGACCGATGCTACTTACCAGGATCCAGTCGTTATAAATCTCAATCATTATAGTTTTTCACTTATGTTATCGTCCTTTACATACTTGACGAGTCGTGTAAACTTCTCGCCATTCTCTATGCATACGACCTTGCCTTTGATGCGTTGTCCGTATACATCTTTCCACTTTAACCCGACGATTTTATTGGTCATCGTAGAATATATCATTGTGATAATTAGGTTGGCGGCTGAACCGCCTTCTTTATAGTAATGCAGGAATTTCTCACATACACGCATAACAGCTTCATCGATGAGTGCTTGTTTAAGCTCTTCATCGCCATTGGTAATAAACGCAGAACCGGATATCTCTATACACCTTTGGTATATAAACTTGCCCAGTTCATTTGTTATTACACCCTGCTGTACAGAAGTAAGAGCTTCACGCTCAATAGCCTCTTTGTTGTATCGAGTATTCCTCTTCAACCTTGTTTAGTATCTGTATTATTGTAGGAAGATAATCAGCAAGCTCCTGTGGGTTTACCCCAAGGTGGTGTCCCATTCCAACGAGTGTGACTGGCTGGTCGTTAAGAACCATTCTGTCGATGACCTTGTATAGATCGAGAATGAAATCCGCTTCTTCATTAGTTAAATCTTCGTAGTATCTATCGATTGACATATCAATATGATGAGCGCAACCTATCTGCTTTGTCAGGGTCAAGCTCTGCTATAAGTTCTATATATTCTTTCTCTCTTTTATAGGCATCTTGGATTTGCTCTACTGTAGAGTCTGTACCTATATTCGTAAATAGTTTAGCCATCTCATAAAGATAGAGGTCTATTCTATTCTTAATAAATTTACAGGTTTGATAATTCTTCTCCATAACATTTTACTTTAACTTTAAACGTATCTTTTGGTAAGCTCTTGTCAATCCGAATGTTGAGCCTTTTGTAGTACTTGTTACCATCGTCTTTAACCATACCCTTAGCAACGAGAGTATCAGAAAGAAATTTCGAAACAAGAATGATATTGTCCACATCGTGGCGAGAATGATAACGTATATGAATTTCATACGACTCCATAGTGAACGCATCAAACTTATTAAGTTCTTCAAGACAGTATTTAGAGTATTCATCTTTTTGTTTTTTACGGATAGCCCAGTGCTTACCCGCGTAGTATTGGTTAAGACTTGGAGGTTTGGGCAGGTTAAGATCTAATTCAATCATAGCGTTTGGCATCTCTTACGTTCAAATACCCTACCACTTTATCTACAAATTGTCTTTGGTTAAAGTGTGAAGTTTTTGGCATACCTCTTGTTTCCCATATAGGTTCTGCTAAAGCAGCAAGGTTAAAACCATATATACCTTTAGGTGTTTGACATATATAAACAGGAATAGTCAAGTACTTCTGCGCTCGTGCGATGAGCTTATCGTACTTGTACTTTTCTATTACCAAGTCATCGTAATGTTTATTACGACATTTCAGTTCTATGTCACATTCGAAGCTAAGTGAATAGCAATCGTGATGAGAGTAATCACCTTCCGACCAATCCAGATCCTGGATGTAATTACCTTTAAGGTGGTCAAACAAGTCACTCTCATTCTTTTTCCAACTCATTATTTAAGTCTTAGTGCTACCTTTAGAAGTATAAGGTAGCCGATTAAGTCTTGCACAGTATCTTCCGTATTGTCATCTATACCGCGCATCTTAATTCGCATAAGCTTATCATCGATTCGGGCGGATAGGTTTTCGACTGCATCCCCTTTTGCAAAGATGTTTGCTGGGTTAAGCGCAGAGTCACCATACGCTTCGTTCTTTAGAAGCAATAACTTAGTTACTGCTTCTGATTCTTCGAGTATTAAATCTCTTGTGTTCATATGCTAAATTACGGTTTCATCTAATAAGTTGACTTCCAACTTATAAACTTTACTAACATTATTTCCCTCGATAACCAATCTACCTGAAGATGGGTTAAAGAATATGTATTGGTCAGTCTTACCTGTGTAGTCGGATACATCAAACTTATAGTATTTTCCATTGATAGAAATGTTACCATCTTGCTCCACTACAATGTTCAGTGCATCACTTACATTGAATCGCAGGTATGCCCTCACCAAATTAGCAAAGGCTACCTTACGATCAAGAATTAGACTGTGGATGTGCGAAGGTCTTTTCTCCTCTACTGTTGAGTTCATAGTATCTGTTTTTCATTTTATCGTAATACAAAGTTACTGTTCCCAGCTTACCTACAATCTTTGGTTTAGCTTTAACAACTGTAATCTCTACTTGGTTTGGCTCGTAAGGAACGCCATTGCCATCTTCTAATCCGTAAGGACAACGCCATACATTAACCACCATCATACCTTTACGCGACCATTGCATACCACCTGCGATATCATTCATCGTAGGCTTGTCAACATAAGGTACTCCGTTCTTGTACTTCGCTTGTTGGTGTTTAGTGTGTACTGTTACAATTGTATGGAAGTCTTTCTCAGCACTATGCTTACGAATCTTGGTAAGCACCTGCCCAATAGCAATGTCATCTCTGACACCACTACTAACATCTGTCTTAATCTCCGTGAATGGGTCAATCATACAACCATCAATAGTGATGAAGTTGTCTTCTTCAATAGTCTGCACGGCTGTATAAAAACCCTCAACAGATAAGTCTTGAAGCCCTGAATCGATAATGTAAAAGTGTTCGTTGATGAAGGAGATAGCTTTCTCTGTCTCTTCATCTGTAGCAGTGAGGTGGTCGTTAACAAGGAAGGGCTTACGAAGGTACACCCAAAGGAGTTCTGCGAAGACCTCTGTGGGCGATCCTGTTTCGGGGGAATATACTGCCCATTTCCAATCGCTGTATTCTGCAAGGTTCATCATCAACTCAAATCCAAACTGGGATTTACCTTGATGCGCTCCTGCGTATAGATAAGTGGTTGAACCTTTCTTCACTGAGTACTTGTCAAAGAGGGAGTCAAACCCTGTCCAAGCACCTTTCTTTACACCTTCTTGCCTTAGTGTAGTTAGAGAATCTCTTACGTCCTCTGCTTTGTAGATAATGTTTCTCATTGCTCTTCTTGCTTATAATAAAATGATTTGCTTATTTCTTTTCTGTCGTATATCTCTGTTACCCTGACATCCACAATACTGGATCCTGTCAATCCATTGTGTACCATCAGTTGCATCAAGAAGCCTACATCTTTATTCATATGCTCCATTGATTCTGCTCTTGATACAAACTCCATATCCTTGTAGTTGTTGATGTATCCGTTACCTCGTTTCTTTTTCCAAGCTACCCTTGCGTGGTAGTGGTATATCATTTGTCCATCATCACTCATTGAAATTGTGTTTATAGTTTTCTTTTTCTACTTGATATTTCTCTAACTCAAAAGCCCTAAAGCCATTGATATGTGAGTCTGTTGGGAAGAAGTACTTCCAACCTTTGCTCATACCTCGTGGTATGTAGTAAAAGAATGCAAGTCCAATCTTACCAGTGTTCTTTTTGAATCGCACTACAGCAGTGTGATCTGATGTAGGTATTATGTTTTCTACCGAGAAGTCTTCTTGGTTTATATTTCCTTCTCTGTCTTTTCTTGAGAATCTTTGTGCAACAGTAGTAACAAACTCTTGCAGTTCTTTAGCTACTTGCTTATTCATTACATCTTAATTAATCTCAACCT